AGCTACGAGCTCGTGCGCGCCGCCCTCGTGCGGCAGGGCCTCATCACCGACACGCGCACCCGCGTCTCCGTCGCCGCGTTCTCGAAGGACTGACCCCATGACCTGGCTCGACGCCGCCATCGGCTGGCTCTCCCCGAAGGCGGGGCTGGAGCGCGCCCGCGCCCGGGCGGCGCTGGGCGTGATCCGGGCCTACGAGGGGGCGAACACCACGCGCCGCACCGTGCACTGGAAGACCTCGGGGCTCTCGGCCAACGGCGAGATCGCCAGCGCGCTTTCCCGGCTGCGCAACCGCTCGCGCGACCTGGTGCGCAACAACCCCTACGGGCGCCGCGCGATCGGGGCGCTGGTGGGCAACGCGGTGGGCACGGGCATCTCGCTCGGCTGCAGCGACAAGCGGCTGCGCAATGCGTGGGCGGCGTGGGTGAGCGAGGCGGACTTCTACGGCGACCAGGACCTCTACGGCCTGCAGGCGCTCATCGCGCGCGCGTGCTTCGAGAGCGGCGACTGCCTCGTGGTGCGCGTGCGCACGGAGACGGCGAAGGCGGGGCGCTCGGGCGTGCCGCTCAAGCTCAAGGTGCTGGAGGGCGACTTCCTCGACACCACGAAGATGGGCCAGGCGGCCAACGGCAACTTCGTGCTAGGCGGGATCGAGATCGACCGCGAGGGCCGGCGCGTGGCCTACCACATCCACCGCGTGCACCCGGGCGAGACGGTGATCGTGGACCCGAAGGCGGGGAGCGACCGCGTGCCGGCCGAGGACGTGATCTACCACTTCGAGAAGGAGCGCCCGGGGCAGCTCCTCGGCGTGCCGCGGCTCGCGGCCTCGATCATGAAGCTGCGCGACCTGGACGAGTACCAGGAGGCGCTGCTGGTCAAGAAGAAGATCGAGGCGTGCTTCGCCATGTTCGTGTCGAGCGACGACGACTCGATGCGCGTGGGCACCTCGAGCGAGACCGAGACGAACGCGGACGGCAATTCGCGCCGCGTCGAGAAGCTCTCCCCCGGGGCCATCATCTACGGCAAGACGGGCGAGCAGGTGACCTTCGGCGAGCCCTCCGGCGGCGGGGACGACGGCTTCACCGAGACGCAGCTCCACGCGATCGCGGCGGGCGCGGGCGTGACCTACACGCAGCTCACCGGCGACTTGTCGAGGGCGAACTACTCCTCGATGCGCGGCGGCCGCGCGGAGTTCAAGATCCTCGTCGAGCAGTACCGCTGGCTTTCCCTCATGCCGCAGGTGAACGAGCGCATCTTCGCGTGGTTCGAGGAGGCGGCCTTCCAGGCGGCGAAGATCCGCAAGATCGGCTACGAGCACGTGTGGACCCCGCCCCGCTGGGAATACGTGAACCCGAAGGAAGACGTGCAGGCGGACAAGGAGGAGCTCGGCGCGGGCCTGGCCTCCCTCAGCGAGAAGCTGCGCGCGCGCGGCGAGGATCCCGAGGCCGTCTTCGCCGAGATCGCGGCGGAGCGCAAGCGCCTCGCCGAGCTCGGCATCGCGGTCGACTACTCGGCGGTGAAGGCGCCGACGACGAAGCCCGCAAGCGGCGGTGTCAAGCCGGACGACGGCGACGGCGCGCCGACTGACGACGACGAGCCCGGCCCGTCGGGCAAACCCGAACCACAGGACTGAAAGGAGCGGCCATGGCCCTCGGCACTTGGACGGCGCAACAGAACATCCCCGACGCCCACAACGACATGCCGCCCTTCAGCGGCTACGTGCAGACGGTCGTGCTGGCTTCCGGTACGGCGGAGCCCGTGGCGGTCCCCTCCGGCGCGACGCACGTCGTGATGCGCGGCACCGACCACTTCATGGCCAAGGCCGGGGCGTCCGGCGTGGCGGCCGCGTGGGCGACCGGGGACGTGAGCGATGGCTCCGGCTGCGAGCTCAACCCCGACTTCCGCCATCTGCAGGGAGAGGCGTACATCAGCGTCGTGGCCGCCTCGGCCTGCGTGGTGACGCTCGCCTTCCACCAGGTCAAGCAGCCCTAGACCATGCGCGCGATCGCAAGCCCCTTCGTCCCGACGTACCGCGGCGCCCACCTGCGCTCGGCTTTGCAGGCGACCTGGGACAAGTTCGGCTTCGTCGCGCCTCGACGCTCCTCAGTGGTCCTGTCGAAGGGCGCCGGGACCTTCTCGTTCACGCGGGCCACCACGGCGACCGTGGAGGACTGGGAGGGCGCTATCCGGGTCTGCAAGTCGGGGGAGGTGCGGTTCCCGGGCGCGAGGCGGGTGGAGAACCTGATCCCAGCGCCGAGCGCGAGCATCGCCATCGGCGCGAACAAGACTGTCACGGTGACGCCTGGCACCTATGTGTTCAGCATGGGGGCTGAGGCGACTGGCACCTGCCTCATCACGTTCACAGGCACGGCCACAGGGTCCACCGGGACGCTCACGGCCAATGCGACGAACCGCACGGCAAAGACGCTCACGATCACCGCCGGCGGCACGATCATCGCCACCTGTACCGTTGCAGCGGCCGCGGACGTGCAGCTTGAGGACGTCACCGGACAGTCGAACCAGAACCCGGCCGAGCACGTCAGCGTCGGGGTGCTCTCCTCACCGTTCCACGGCGCGATGGTCGACGGCGTCAAGTACTTCGAGCACCAGAACGGCAACACCGTCGCCTCCAACGTCGTCACGGAGGCCACGGGCGCCACGCTCACCACCTGCAAGGGCCAACTCGACGAGACCGCCTCGACGAACCTCGTGTTGCAGAGCTCGAACTTCGGGGCGAGCTGGACCGCCATAGGCACGCCGACCCGTTCGGCTGCGGCGAGGTATTGCGGGTCTGTTGCGCTCGATCTGATCGGTAATGACGCGGATTACGAGGGATATCGAATCGCGCTCGCTTTTACTGGCAATGCGCAAAAGTCCCTCTCGTTCCTTGTTTCCAAGGGCACTGCGGCCTCCACGAGTATTCAGTTGCATGATGCAACCGCGAGCACCTATCGCATCTCCGCGACCATCACTTGGTCTGGTGACATTCCCGTCCTGACGTGCACGACGGGATCTCAAGAGCGCCCCCCTGAGGCCCTCGCGAATGGGGTCTACCGAGTATTTTTCCTATCGGCTTCCGTGGTGGCTGCAAACACGAACAATCTCTACTTCTACCCGACGTATGCGGTGGGGGCCACCGGCAACATCTACATCGGCGGCGTGCAGGCCGAGAACGCCACCACGGCCTCCTCGCATATCCCGACCACGACGGGGGCGGTGACGCGCAACGCGGACGCTGGGAGCTACCCGTCGGCCGGCAACGTGAGTGCCAGCGGCGGGACGCTCTATCTCGAGTACGAGATCGAGCGCGAAACTGGCGCGGACCAAGTGCTGGCCGAAATTGGCGACGGTTCGTCGAATGAGCGCATCAGCTTCTATCGTGGCGCGGCAGGGGGCCTCACGGTGTATGTGGCTGATGGCGGCGTAGCGCAATGTGCGCTCCAACTCGGAGCCGCGGCGGTCGGCTCATCCGGGAGAATCGCCGTGCGGTGGGCCGCAAACGATTTCGCTGGCGTCATGACCGGGGGTGCGATTCAGACTGATGCCAGCGGGACGCTACCGACCGTCACCGCGATCTTCCCCGGCAATGGCAGAGGGACCGCTTACCAAGCCCAAGGCCCCACCAAGAACCTCCGCATCTCCCAGCAGCTCCTCTCGAACGCCGAGCTGCTCGCTCTCGTCGCGTGATGACGATGCCATCAATCACCGCCGCCCGTTTGGTGGCGCTGGCGCTGGCGCTTCTCGCCCTCACCGCCTGCCAGTCCGCCCCGCCGCAGCCCTTCCCCGACGGCGCGCCCACGCGCCCGCCGCAGGGCTGCGAGAGCCTGCGCGAGAGAGGTGGCGAATGCTGAAGCTCCCCGAGGCCGGCGCGGACCTCGAGGCCACCGTGCACGCGGTGCACGGCTGGGCGATGGCGCGGTTCGTCTACGTGCCCGACCTCGAGCGCTGGCACCAGGACCTGGCGCCCAACGGCGATCACTGGGAGACGGACGCCGAGCTGCTCGCCGACCTCGAGCGCGCCGGCCGCGTGCTGGGCGACTGCGACGCCTTCGCGAAGCTCTGCTGGCTGTTGCTGCGCCGGTTGGGGGTGCCCTCGCGCCTGGTCGCCTGCCAGGCCGAGACTGGCGGCTGGCACCTCGTCTGCGAGGCGTCCGGCTGGATCCTGGACAACCGCATGCCGGTGGCCACGCCGCGCGAGGACCTCGAGCGACTCGGCTACCGCTGGCACTCGAAGAGCGACTACGAGCCCGGCGGGCAGTGGACCACCGCCTGACCGGACGCATCCCGACACCCTGAAGCCCCGCCCCGTGCGGGGCTTCGCACTTCTGGAGGACGACATGCCCGAACACCGCGCCCGCCGCGACGAGATGCCCCTGCAGCTCCGCTTCGCGCCGATCACGAGCGTCGACAAGGAGGCCCGCACGGTCGACGTGGTCTGGACCACGGGCGCGCGCGTGCGCCGCTACGACTGGCGCTTCGACCGCTACTACCTCGAGGAGCTGTCGCTCGACCCCGCCCACATCCGCATGGAGCGCCTGGCCTCCGGCCGCGCGCCGTTCCTCAACTCGCACGCGAGCTGGGACCTGCGCGACGTGATCGGCGTGGTCGAGCGCGCCTGGGACGAGGCCGGCCAGAAGGTCGCGCGCATCCGCTTCTCGAAGCGCGACGACGTCGAGCCGATCTACCAGGACATCGCCGACGGGATCCTGCCGAACGTCTCGGTCGGCTACCGCGTGCACCGCGTCGAGATGATCGCGCCGGCGGACCCGGCCGGCGACTGGGTCTACCGCGCCCTCGACTGGGAGCCCTACGAGATCTCCAGCGTGGCGATCGGCGCCGACATGGGCGCCCATGCCCGAAGCGAGAAGGACGCGCGTGCCAGCGGCCGCCCGTTCTTCGACTGCGAGTTCATCACCCCGGCGGCTGCCGCCGGATCCAGCACCACCACCCGCAACCAGGAGACCACCATGCCCGAAAACGGCACCCCCGCGGTCCCGGCAGCCGATCCCAATGCCGGCCAGCAGCACGACGTGACCCAGGCGCGCCAGGAGGCCACCGCCGCCGAGCGCACCCGCGTCCGCGAGATCACGGCGCGCGTGCGCAACGCCGGCCTCGACGACGCCTTCCTGCAGCGCATGATCGACGAGGGCCACTCGCTCGAGATCGCCTGCCGCCACATCGTCGACGCCGTGGCGGAGGCGAAGAAGGCACCGCCCACCAACCCGACCCGCACCGTCGAGATCGTCGAGGACGAGCGCGTGAAGCTGCGCGCGGCCGTCTCCGCGGCGATCGCCCACCGCGCGAACCCCACGGGCGACCTGCCCAACAACGGCGCGGGCGAGTTCCGCTACCTGCCGCTGTCGCGCCTCGCCGAGGAGGTCCTCAAGCGCGAGGGCGTGCGCGTGACGGGGCTCCCGGTGGCCGAGATCGTGCGGCGCGCGATGCAGTCCACCAGCGACTTCGCCTACATCCTGGCCGACGCCTCCAACAAGCGCCTGCGCCAGGCGTACATGGAGAACGTGCCCAGCTACGCCCGCTGGGCCCGCCGCGCGGCCAACGCGCCGGACTTCAAGACCATCAACGTGACGCAGCTCTCCGGCGCGCCCGACCTCGACAAGGTGCTCGAGGGCGGCGAGTTCAAGCGCGGCAAGGTCTCGGACTCCAAGGAGACCTACTCGATCCTCACCTACGGGAAGATCCTCACGATCTCCCGCCAGGCGATCGTGAACGACGACCTGTCGGCCTTCGACCGGCTGCCGGTGGCGCTCGCCGCCTCCTCGCGCCGCAAGGAGAACGCGATCGTCTACGCGCTGCTCACGGCGAACGGCGCGATGACGGACGGCGGCAACCTCTTCAACGCGACCGCCATCACCACGGCGGGCGGCCACGCGAACCTCGGCACGGGCACGGGCTCGGCGCTCTCGGCGACCTCGCTCACCACGATGCGCACCGCCATGCGCGTGCAGAAGGGCCTGGCGAGCGAGCCGCTCAACATCGCCCCGGCCTTCCTCATCGTGCCGGCGGCGCTCGAGCAGACCGCCTACCAGCTCACCAGCGCGAACTACGTGCCGGCGACGCAAGGCAACGTGAGCGAGTTCCGCGCCGGCGGCAAGACCGCGCTGGAGCCGGTGATCGAGGCGGTGCTGGACGGCAGCTCCTCGACCGCGTGGTACGCGGCCGCACGCCCGGGCGAGGTCGACACGATCGAGTTCTGCTACCTCGACGGCTCCGAGGGCCTCTACCTCGAGCAGCAGGTCGGCTTCGACATCGACGGCATCGAGCTCAAGGCGCGCCTGGACTTCGCGGCCGGCGTGATCGACCACCGCGGCCTCTACAAGGCGAACGGGTCGTAATCCCCGGCCCACTGCGGGGCGGGCCTCGGCCCGCCCGCTCCCTCACCCCATTCGACAGAAAGGACCCGCACCATGGACAACTACGTCGCACCGGGCAACGCGGTGCAAGTCACCATCCCCTACGCCGTGAACCAGGGCTCCGGCGTGCTCGTCGGCACCGGCCTCTTCGGCGTCGCGCAGAACACCTACACCTCCGGCGCCACCGGCATCATCGTCACCGAGGGCGTCTTCACGCGCCTCGTCAAGGCGAGCGGCACCGGCGAGGGCTGGGCGGTCGGCGACAAGCTCTACTGGGACAACACCAACAAGAACCTGGTCAAGGCGAGCGGCACGGGCAACACCGCCGCGCCCGTCGCGATCTGCCTCGAGGCCGTGGGCACGGCCGTCACGACCGCCGGCGAAGTCAAGCTGGTGAACTGATGGTCGACTGGGCGGCCCACCTGGGGGTGGTCCTCGAGCGGCTCGGCGAGGACGTGACCTTCACCCACGGGACGGGTGCGCCCACGACCGTCCGCGGGCTCTTCGAGAACTCCTACCTGGCCGGCGACGTTGGCCAGGTAGGGGTCTCGGGGACCAACCCGCGCTTCTCCGCGCTCTCGTCCGTGCTGGGCGAGGTCGATCCCGGCGACACGATCACGCGCGCTGCGGTCACCTACCGCGTGCGCGCCGTGCGGCCGGACGACCCGGGCGGCGTCACGGTGCTCGAGCTCAAGAGGACCTGATGGCCGACCACGTCATCATCCAGGCCCGCGACGCGATCATCACGCGCCTCAAGGCCGCGGCCACCGCCGCCGGCACGCGCGTCTACCGCACCGACGAGTGGCTGCTCGGCGAGATCGAGACCACCTCGCCCTTCGCGGTGGTCGAGATCGGCGACGACACCGACGAGCAGATGTCCCTCGGCGGCGGCGCCAACCCCGCGGTGCCCGAGATCCTCGAGGACATCGTGCTCGTGGTCTACGTGCACTGCGTGGCCAAGCTCGACGGCGACGCGGAGAAAACCGCGCTCAACCTGCGCGGCCAGATCGAAGCCTCCCTGCTCGGCAGCCTCGCCGGCAAGACGCTCGACGGCCTGGTCTACGACATCCGCCGCACCGGCGGCGAGGTCGCGCGCAACCAGGATACCGACCAGGAAGTCTTCAACGCCCGCGTGCAGCTCGAGGTGGTGATCCGCCACCTGCAGGGCGACCCCACCAGCTCCAGCTACTGACCCCCGAAAGGAGATCCACATGGCTCTCGCCCAATCCGATCGCGAGCTGCTCAGCTTCAAGCCCGAGGCCACCTTCGGGTCCGTCGCCACGGGCGGAAACCACTACGCGCTGCGCATGAACAGCGAGGCGCTGCAGTACAACATCGCCACGATCAAGAGCGCGGAGCTTCGCAGCGCCCGCGGCGTGGGCGACCTGATCGTGGTCGACGCGGACGCCGGCGGCAACGTGCCCGCCGAGTTCAGCTACGGCGAGTACGACTCGCTCATCGCCGCGGCGCTCGCCACCGCGCCCTCGCAGGTCGTGGGCACCAACGGGGCCACGACCGGCACCGCCACCTTCAGCGCCACGGGCATGACCTACTCGGCCGGCGCGCCCTTCAGCGCGTGCGAGAGCGGCCAGTGGATCGGCATCTCCGGCGCCGCGCAGACGGGCAACAACAAGCTCGTGCAGATCACCGGCATCCTCGGCACGGGCACGGGCATCAGCGTGGCCTCCGGCACGTTCACCGCCGAGACGGGCACCGCCTCGGTGGTCGCGATGGGCGCACGCTTCAAGAACGGCAGCACGAAGCTGAGCTTCTCCGCCGAGCGGCGCAACCAGGACCTCACCACCGGCTACGAGTGCTTCCGCGGCCAGGTGGTCAACACCTGGAGCCAGGAGTACCGCCCCTCCGCGGCCATCGGCCAGAGCTTCGGCTTCATGGGCAAGGACGCGCTCCCGATGTCCACGGGTTCCGCGCTGCCGGGCTCGCGCACGTCGAGCCTCGCGTACCCGATCATGAACGCGGTCAGCAACATCTCGAACATCTACGAGGGCGGGTCGCTCCTCACCAGCACCTACGTGCGCTCGCTCACGCTCTCGGTGGCCAACAACGTCGAGATGCTCAAGGCGATCGGCAACATGGGGCCCGTGGACTTCCGCCTGGGCGAGTTCAACGCGCGGCTCTCGGCCGAGTTCTACCTCGCGGACGCGACGCTCTACAACAAGTTCATCAACAACACGTCGACGAGCTTCAGCTACCGCATGACGGACGCGAACGGCTACGCCTACGTGGTCACGATGACGAACGGCAACTACGCCACCGCGCAGCGCCCGAACCCGGGCCGCAACAACTCCATCATCCTCACGATGGAGATGGAGGGCCTGGAGGACGCCAACGGGACGGTGCTCATCATCGACCGCTGCGGGCCCGCGGTGACGCCGTGGGCGTGATCGCGCGCTGATCGGCCGGCCCGGGGACGCCCGGGCCGTTTCGCTTTCACGGCCCCGCGACGGCGGAACCAGGCCGCTTTTTACAAGAGGACACCATGGAACCCACCGACAAGAACGGCGGTGCGAACAGCATCGCCAAGGCGTTCGGCACGAGCAAGGCGAAGGAAGAGCAGGGCGTCTGGTTCTCCGGGCCGAATGGCCAGCGATACCTCGTCGCGCGCCAGGGCAACGACGCCTTCACGAAGCTCGCCGGCATCCTCACCAAGCCGCACCGCCGGCTGATCGAAAAGGGCCTCGCTGACCCCGACCTGCTGCGCGACATCACGGCCGAGGTCACGGCCAAGACGCTGCTGCTCGACTGGGACGGCGTCACCGGCAAGGACGGCAAGCCGCTCGCCTACACCTGGCAG